TGATGGCGTCTTTGTAGTCCGTCAGTTCCATCGGGGAGGTGAGAATCTCCACCTCCTCGGCGGTCAGCTCCGGCTTTTTGTCCTCCGGGTGCTTCAGGTTGTGGACGAGGATCGGCTGGTTGCACAGAAGGGTAATCAGCCACACGATCTCGTCCAGAGCCATCTCAAAATTTTCCGCTTTCATCAGCTTCTCGCCCAGGTTCTCCAGCCCGCCGTAGCGTCCGGCGATGGCCTTGGTCGCCCTGGTGGTCAGGAGCATTTCGTATTCCTGCCCGCCGATATTGACAATTGCTGTTCTTTCATCCATATCTCAAAACCTCCTATTACCCTTCGCCGCCTGTGTCAGATGTCTGATCCGCATAGGACGGCTCATAGACCTCATCGTACCAGCCCGTGATAACCGTGGGAGACACACCGGAGTCATCCTCGGACACCTCCGCTTTCCAGGGGTGTTTGCCCTGGCCGTCCACCTTATTGCGGCGGGTCACCGTCCCCTCGATGGAAGGGGTGGAAAACTCGATGCTCTCGCCCTTGGTGGTCAGGTTGGTGGCCGGGATACCAAAAATCACGCGGTACAGCCAGAAATAGCGGTATTTGCCGTTTGCTTTCTTGGCCCGGAAGCCGATGGCAACCGGAGCGCCGCCGTCCTCTGATGCGGAAACCAGGACGCCGTTTTCATCAATCACCGCCCCGGTCAGGTCTTCCGCCACGCTTTTCCCAATATCGTCCACACCCAGCGTCAGCGTCCCGCTCTGGAACTCCTTCACGACCTCCGCCGCGCCATCGTCCGCGTACAGCGTAGCTTCCGCCAGTTCCACGGAAAGCTCGGCGGTCATGGCTTTTGCCAAAGCCACAGGGGCGGCATAGGTCTCATCGCCGTTTTCACCCTCGGTAATCTTCGAGTAGAAAAGTTTATCAAGGCCAATGGTAGCCATAGTTCATTCCTCCAATCCATACAGTTTTGCCACATCAATGGCATAGTGGTGGTAGCCGGTATCGTCCTCATGGCCGATGTACCGCCTGTCCGTAATCACAAAATCAGCGGCAAGGAGCGCATTTGAAAGCTGCCCCTTCCGCATCAGATAGTTCCCTTTGGAGAACAGGGAGAGCCGCGCCTCCTGGGCTTCATACCCCGGCAGGTTATCTGCGTGAAGTTCATAGGTATCCGCCAAAGGCGTGACCACCACATATTCCTCCGGCGGCTCCCCGGAGAACACGCCTGTCTCCACAGGCAGTCCGCAGCCGGTGACCGCAGCCTTGATTTCCGAAAGCAGGCTCAAATCTTCTCCACCTCCTCGTCCAGCTTCGCCTTCATGGCGTTGATACAGGCATTCCGGGAGGAGGAACGGGCTGGTTTTAAGAAGGGTTTTGCGGGCTGGCCGCTTTTGCCGTATTCCAGGATGGTGGCGATCTTGGCGTTACTGTCGCCGTCCGACCTTGGCTCGGAAAAGCCTACCTTCACATTGAAGTCCCCGTTCTTATCCTGCAGGGCGGGAGATGTGCCAAGGGAGCGGAGAAGCTCCCCGGTGCTTCTGGACTCATACTTCGTCCCGCTGCCGATAACCGCCTGCAGGTTGGAGCGCACCTTGTCCTCCACAACCTCCGCGCCCGCTTCCAGCACCTTCGGGAGAATCTCATCGGTTTTGTCCGCCAGCCGGGATACCTTCATCAGAAAGTCCTCCGGCATTTTCATTTGAACCTTAGCCACCCGATTTCACCTCCGTCCCCAGCACCTCCAGATACATCCCCCTGCCTTTGACATCCTCCACCGATGTGATCTCGAAGGTATGCCCGTCGCAGAGAATGCGCATATCGGTTGTGACCGTGACGCCTGGTATCACGCGGAATTGAAAAAGGTCGGTGGCGGTGGAAAAGGAAGCCATGTTGGCCCATTTCTCACTGCCATGCCGGCCTTCCCGGTAAGCGCGTACCTCTGCCACGGTCACATCCGTTTCCGTCTTAAAGCCCTCATCATCCTGCGTGAACTGTTTTTCCACAATGGAGATGAAGGTGTTCATTTTTCCAAAACTCATATCACACCTTCCATTCCCGGTCGAGCCGAAGCAGAAGGTTGACCGTGTTCCAGACCTGCTGTGCTGCGTTTGTGTTATCAGCGAAGAATCCGCCCGTGGAACCGTCCCTGGACTCATAGAAATGCGATGCCAGCATAATCACCGCCTGTTCGGTGGTGGCCGGCATCGCATTCTCCGTGTAATAGCCCTCCTGGATATGCTGGTAGCTCTCCGCATAGGAAACAGCGGCGGTGATGTAGTTCTGCAAAAGCGCGTCATCCGCCGAATGCTCCAGAATCAGGTTTGCTTTGACTTTTTCCAGCAGAGTGTCCACCCCCGCCGCCTCCTTCCTTAACTGGATGCCATCAGGCCCGCTGCCTTCAGCTTGGCCAGCAGGCCGTTGAAATCAGAAACCAGAGTGGAAACATCCTCCGCAACGCTGTCGGCCTGGGTTGCCGCTTGGGGAACCTCAGCGGCGGGCAAACCGGTAACAGAAGCCCCCTCCTTGATTTCGAGGGTGCCTCCGATCACCCACTTATCGCCGCCCTGTTCCATGTAGTTCTTTCCGTTGTAGCTCATCTGTCAACCCTCCCTTACGATGCTTTCTGTACCAGCACCTTGACAGCCTCCGGCAGGATCATCTTGCCGTCCACGCGCTGGGAAGCGAGGAAGCCCACCTGGCCGTTTGCCGCATACAGTTCGTTCAGGCGCTTGAAGGAACGCCCCTGGCGGTCCGCGATCCAGTAGTAGCTGAAATCACCGAAAGCGATGGTCTTCGCGCTGGCGGCGATGGCGGGCATATAGGCCGAGGTGCGCACAGGTCTGCCCAGGATGGTATCCGGCGTTCCGGCAGTCAGGGAAGGCTGCCACAGGTACTGGCCGCTGCCATCTTTCAGTTTACGGACTGCCTTGATGGTGGAATCGTTCAGCACCCACACAGCGTTGCGGCGGTAAGGCGATTTCAGGGAGTAGAACAGGTCGATCAGTTCATCGGCGGTAATGGCGGTGGCAGACGCAGCTGTGATGCCGGTCTCTGCGCCGCCGCTGGCTGCCAGGATGCCCAGGGGCTTTCCGGAGCCGTCCCCGGTAAAGAAGGCTTCCTCCTCCTTGGCGCCGATGCGGCGGGCAAACTCACGGGAGATGTAGCTTTCCAGGTCAAAGACGCTGTCGTTCAAGAGTTCCTCAGAAACCTTGATCATCGTCCCCAACTTGTACGCCCCGATGGATACCTGGCTGAAGGAATCATCGCTCTCGGTGTAAGCGCCTTCCTCATCAATCCAGGAGGCAGTTCCCTTGGTCGCCACCACGGGGATCTTGCGGTCTCCGCTGGAAGTCTGGATCACCCTGGCAAGCTGGCGGAATACATTCTCCTCTTCCAGTGCTTCCACCAGGGTGCGCTCATATTCGTCCGGCACCAGATAGCCGCCCTCGGAATCCGTACCAATCTGCAGCGCATTCACCACAGAGGGCATCGGAGCCTTGGAACGCATCATGTTCCAGAAGTTCTGGCGGTACTCATCGGTGGCGCGCCCGGTCTTTGCATCCTCCTTGCCGCTCATGGGTTTACCCGTCAGGGGCTTGTTCACAGGGCGGTTCAGTTCTGCCTCCAGCGCCTCCTGACGTTCCAGGCGGGCGATCTCCTTGCCCAGGTCGGTGATCTCCTGCTCCATGCGGGTATAGGCGGCGTCATCCTCGGCGGACAGGACGCCCTTATCGTTTCTGTGGGAATCCAGAAAGGCTTTCGCAGCTTCCCAGGCTTTGGCGCGCTTCTCGCGCAGTTCAAGAATCGTCATAGTGGTATCCTCCTTAATGTTTCAAAAGATTGAGCCGCTCGTAGAGACTGTCTACGGAGCGGCCCTTGGGTTTGGAATCTTCGGTTTTCTTAGGGTTGGTTTTACACTTTGCCGCGATCTTATCCATCAGGGAATTGACCACAGCGGCTTTGGAATACAGCATGGAAACCGCAGGCGGCTCCATATCCTCTGACACTTCAGAGCGTGTCATGATTTCATCGGCAAAGCCAAGCTCCACCGCCTTGTTCGCGTCCATCCAGGTTTCCGCGTCCATCAGGTGGGACAGCTTGGCGCGGGACAGCCCGGTCTTAATCTCATAGGCGTTAATGATGGAATCCTTCACACTGCCAAGCATCTCGATGGCTTTCTGCATCTCTGCGGTGTCACCCATGGCCACCGTCATGGGATTGTGGATCATCATCATGGACACCGGCGATACCAGCACCTTCGTGCCCGCCATAGCAATCACACTTGCTGCAGATGCCGCAATGCCATCGATCTTGACCGTAACGTTGTGTGGATAATCCATGAGCATATTGTAGATCTGGGCCGCAGCCACGCAGTCCCCGCCGGGGCTGTTGATCCAGACCGTGATATCTCCACTGCCGCCCATCAGTTCCTCCTTGAAAAGCTGTGGCGTGATGTCATCGTCAAACCAGCTTTCCTCGGCGATGGTGCCGTTGAGGAACAGCGTCCGTTCCGCCGGAGCTGTCTCCGTCGCCGCCTGGTTCTTCCACTTCCAGAACTTCTTCATCGGGGTTTTCCTCCTTTCCGTCATTGCTCGTTTCGGTATTTGCAAAAGCCCCGGCGTTTCCAAGCGGGAGCATATTGCCGTTGATCAGGTACAGGTCGCCGCCCTCCTCGGCAGGGATGCGGTCCATGTTCTCCAGTTCCCGGATGTCATTGGCGCTCATCCAGCCATTCTGCCTTGCGGTAGCGTAGCCAGACATCCTGCTGGCATAATCGCCCCGGAGCAGCCCTTCCACGTTGAATTTGGCAAAATACCGTTTCTTTTCCTCCGGGGAAAAGAGCGTCCGCTGGATAGACTGCTCCCAGCGCACCAGCCAGGGCTCCAGCGTGTATTTCACGAACTCCAGCGACTGCTGCTCAATGTTGGAGAAGCTGGACTTTTCCAGGTCGCCCACCATATGGGGCGGCACCCGGAAGATACGGGCAATCTCATTGATCTGGAACTTCCGCGTTTCCAGAAACTGCGCCTGTTCCGGCGAGATGCCGATAGGTGTGTATTTCATGCCCTCCTCCAGCACGGCGATCTTATTGCTGTTGCCGCTGCCGCCGAAGGTGGACTGCCAGCTCTCCCGTACCCGCTGAGGGTCTTTGATTGTCCCAGGATGCTCCAGCACGCCGCCGGGAGCCGCACCGTTAGCAAAGAACTTCGCCCCGTATTCCTCACAGGCAATCGCCATGCCGATGGCGTTCTTCGCCATAGCGATGGGGGAATAGCCCACCAGCCCGTCAAAGCCAAGCCCTGGGATGTGCAGCACATCGGAGGGATGCAGCCGGACAAGACTGCCTTTGACCGTAGGTGCGTCATCCATGCTGACGGTGTATTCGTAATAAAGCTGTCCCTTGCTGTCACGATTCACCGTCATCCGGTCCGGCATCAGCGGATAGAGGGCAATCACTTCACCTTTTCCGTTGCGGATAATCTGTGCGTAAGCATTGCCCCACAGCAAAAGATGGGTCATGAGCGTCTCCCGGAACACGAAGGAACTCATCTCCGGGTTTGGTTCGTCATGCAAGAGCAGATACAACGGATGGTTAATGGCTTTCTCCTTGCCTCCGTTCTCCTTATAGTGGTAAAGGTGCAGAGGAAGACCTGCCACTGCTTCCGCCAGGATGCGGACGCAGGAATACACCGCCGTCATCTGCATGGCAGACCGTTCATTCACTCTCTTGCCCGCAGTGCTTCCTCCGAAGAAAAAGCTGTAAGCGCTGCCCGTAGTGCGGTTCTGGGGCTTATCCCTGGAACGGAAAAGCCCGGAAAAGATACCCATATCAAATCACCATCCTTTCAGATAAACAAAAGGCCCCGGCTGTCATAAACCGAAGCGCCTGTATCGTTGCCACAGCGGATCGCACGGTCAAGCCCCATGATGGTGGCGATTGCCCCGTCAATCTTCTCTGTGGATTTTTCCTTGTCCGCTTTGATATTGCCGGCCGGGTCGGTACGGATGAAGATGTTGTCCATCATCCACCGCAGCACCGGATGCCCGCCGTGGGCGATTTTCTCCTCCAGCACCAGCTTCATCAGTTCCTTTGTCGGTGGGGACATATCCTTGAAGCCCTGCCCGAAGGGAACTACCGTAAAGCCCATGCCCTCCAGGTTCTGCACCATCTGCACAGCGCCCCAGCGGTCAAAGGCGATTTCCCTGATGTTGAACTTCTCACCGAGCCTTTCAATGAATTTCTCGATGTAGCCGTAATGCACCACGTTGCCTTCCGTGGTCATCAGCGTCCCCTGCCGCTCCCACAGGTCGTAGGGAACATGGTCGCGCCGGACACGAAGATCCAGAGTTTCT